CCGCATGAAGAAGTAATAATGTTGCTTGAAGCGGCGGACTATTTGGAATTTATGGAAACGTCGCTGTACGACGAACTGGAAGAGTGCTTCACTCTTCTTCAGAAGACCCGTGCAGGGCTTGCCTGACGGCTTCTTCCATGGCGTCTTTGCGTTCTTTCTCTTCCATCACCTTATTTTTGTGTACGACGTCGGCAAGGATGCGCAAATCGTTGCGTGAAAGCTTGGCATGCTTCCAGTTGTCGAACATCATGCGCAGTTGGCCACTGATGGTGCGGCCTTCGATGTAAGCAATGGCTACAATTTCGTCATAAGTGTCCCGCGGTACGAGAACGCTTTTCCATTTAGTCGTGTCCATGAACACCCCCATAATTTATCTCGGATTATATAGGATTGTATGGAACAGGCAAGAAAAACAGCGGCAAAAAACGTTAAAGCTTCAAATTCCATGTTTTTTACCGTATGCTGCAAAAAAAATGGAGAAGCGCAATGGCTTTAACACCAAACGTTGGCGGGGCACCCTCTGCTGCCAAGGCAAGAGAATTGATAATGTCGGGCAGGGTTGCGGAAGGCATGCAAATGCTAAAAGCGGCGTCTGGTCAAGCGGACACGAGCATTAAGTCAAACGACGCTTTGCAGTATATGCAGAAAACTGGGGACCAGCAGGGTACAAACGCGCTTTTGCAAGCGTCGGTAGGGCTTCCTCCAAATACGCAGCCGACAAATTATGCGCAACAGGTAGGCACGATGCCCACAATGACGCAAATGACGCAAAAAGAGGCGATGGACAAGCTGGCCTCTGGGCAAGCGCAGTATTCAACAGTGACTCCTTCCCCGCAGTTGCAGCAAGCAATGTCCCAATACCAACAGCAGATGCAACAAATGGCGGCGCAACAGCAAACGCAGCAGCAACAAATGCCGTATCAGCAAGCGCAGCAAATTCCGTATCAGCAGCAGCCGCAGCAAATGCCTCAAACTTTTGCACAACAAATTATGGCTGGGACGACGTCGCAACAGGTTGATCCCAACAGTGCCACCGCGCAGGCGTTTTTGGGAGCGGCTCCTCAGACAATGCCAACAAATGCGCCCTCTTATGCAGAGCAAATGGCGGCGCAACAGCAAATGGCGGCGCAACAGCAAACGCAGCAGCCGCAAACGCAGCAGCCGCAACCGACGCAGCATCAGATAACGCCGCGGCCCGGTTATTTAACACCGCCGACGCAGCAACAGCAGACGCCGTCCATTTCGAATTTACTAGGGAAACTTCAGTCAAAATACCAACAGCAGTTCCAACCCACGCAGCAACAGCAGACGAATTATAACGACATTGGAGTTCCGGGCGGGGCGGCATCTTTTTACGGAACGCCGCAGCCACAACCGACGCAGATGGCACAGCCGTTGGGTGGGACTTTTGGTGGAATGAGTGAGCCACAGACAACGTCTGCAATGTCACAACCGACGCAGACCATGCCGGGGTTGTCGTTAATGGAAATATTTCAACAACACGGCGCTATGAGAAATAACTTATTGAACTCTGCAAGCGGCGGCTTGTTTTAAAAAGAAAAAACCCCTGTAGTAGTAGCTACAGAGGTTCTTATCCAACGAACCGGTGGTGACCAAACCCCCGGGAACTTACCTAGACGTCAAGAAAGTAAATCTGACGATCAATTATGTGCAGATTAGCAAAGAAAAAACCCGCTGGCAAGTACCAGCGGGCAGTTATGAGGTCCCCGGCGTAGGAAAAAACTGTCAAGTCAAGTCGCCGGGGTCGAGCAGTAAAGGACAAATCAGGCACTATCCTTTAACTTCCTTAGTTTCGCCCCAACTGGGGCCAATGTCAATGTCACACTTGTTTGGAATGACCAAAGGTAACGAATTTATCATAATTTCTCGTATTTCTTTGGCCTTGTCCAAGCTGTTGACGCTGAAAGCCAGTTCGTCATGCACCTGAATGAGCGGCAGATGCCCTGCCTCGTAGCAATCAAGCCATGCTTGCTTTGTCATATCGGCAGCGGACGCCTGAATGAGCCGGTTGAGGGCTTTGTAGGTCATTGCGCGCTTCAGCCGCGTGGTGGGGCCGTAGGCGTGGCGCGCTTCTTCGTAGGGCATTGCCTTGTTTGTCCCGAAGGCCGCGGGTTCCCAGAGGTTAAAGCGGCACTTTCGTCCGCGAAGCGAGCGGATTGACCCGCTAGAGCGGGGGTCTTCAAGGCGGCGCATGACGCCTGTGTTCAGCTGCTTCAGGAACGGCAGGGTGTCGTTAAACTGTTTGAGGATGTCTTTGGCTTCGTCTACTTCAACGTCAAGTTCCCCGGCAAGCTTATTGACGCCCATGCCATAGATGATGCCCAGACCGACAGACTTAGCGGCTTTGCGGCCTTTGTCGGCGTCCCCGTAGCGTTTGTCGAGGCCCGTGAGTTTCGTCACCATGGTATGGAAATCGGTACTTGGGTCGTTTGTATAGGCGTCCACCATCTCTTTGACCCCGGTAAGCTCCGTATTAGTGCTCTGACCATAAGTGTGCGCGTAATGCACCGCGATCCGCGGTTCCTGCTGCGAGAAGTCAATGGACGCCCACTGTTCGCCCTCTTCCGGTAGGAACAGACTGCGAATCATGGGGCCAAGCTCTGGGTCGCGGGCCGGGATTTGCTGAAGGTTGGGGTTGTTCATGGACACGCGGCCACTGACCGTCCCGCCGTCGTCAGAGCGGATTTGGTTAATGTGGCCGTGAATGCGCCCGTCGGGTCCGACATATTTGAGAATGCCGTCAATAAAGGTGCCGTTGATTTTGTTGTAGGCGCGGGCTTGCACGATAGCTTGGGGTAGCTCGTGTTTGTGGTCGGACAAAAAGCTTTTGGTGAAGCTGGGGGCGCCTTTGTCGGTGCGCGGGTATTCGAGGCCCACTTTGTCGAACGCCTCGGCTATGGACTGCGCGGCCCAAATCTCGACGTCTTTGCCTGCCAGACCTTTGATCGTCTTCATCAATTCTTTTTCGCGCTTCATCACGACTTGTTTGCTGCGCTCGGCGCGCTCTAGGTCCACACGGACGCCGCGAAGCGTCATCTCTACAAGGCAGGGCAAGAGCCGGGTTTCGAGGTCCCAAATTTCTTGCAGACCCTCTTGGGTCAGCATGGGCTTGAAGAAGTTCCAAAGCTCCAAGGTCAGTGTGGCGTCGCCCTCGGCGTACTGGCCAACGAACTGGGCGGGGAGTTTCCACATTTCGGACTTGGGGTCCACGCCGAAGTCTTTTGCGGCTTCGACAAGGCCCTTTTCGGACTTGGTTTTGCCGAGGTAGTCGTAGCCTAGCGCGTTCAAGCTGTAACTGAAACGGTTTTCATCGATCAGGTTTGCTGTAACCATAGTGTCGATGATGCGCCCGTTGACTTCAAAGCCTGCGGCGCGCAGCCAACCGAGGTCGTACTGTGCGTTGTGCATGATTTTGTCGGACGGCGCAGCCAGTTGCTTTTGCAGCCACCGCTCGACGATGCGCTTGTCAAGGTTGCCGCCGCCATGGTGCGCGACGGGCATGTATCCTGACCATCCGTCCACTGCGACGGCGTATCCAATGATTTCGCCGTCCATGGTGGGCCAACCGGGACCCTTCTTTTTGATGTTTGGATCGCGCGTTTCAATGTCGATGCAAAGTTGTGTTGCGTCACGAAGGTCGGGCAGATCGCTTGGGGGCACCCACTCAGTTGGTTGCGTGAATAGAGGAAATTGCATTTTTGTTGTTTTCATCCTGCTCTCGTAATCTTTTTCTGATTTCTTCGGGCGTTTCTTTATCCCGGGCCACGAACTCCGCGCCCAGTGCCGTGTACCCGGCTTTGTCCACCCAACTGTCATCATGGTCTATTGTTTCCAATAGTCGGCTGGTCTTCACCCAATCCATCATCAAAGCGACGTGGGCCGGGGTCAGATAGCCGGTATCCATCATGGCGGCTCGAACGATGATGTTCCAGCCTTCACATATACGGCCATGGTTCTCGTAGGCATCGCCGTAATCCTTGGCCCGTGGGCCGTTAATCAATTGCATTGCTTTGTTCAGCACTTCATCGCGGTTCATATCGGATAGCTCCTTGTAGCGTCTTCAGGTTCAACAATGTACAGACGGTCCTTGGTCCGCGTGACGCCGACGTAGAACACGCGGTGCATGTCGTCGCCCATTTGTTTGAGGGCCGCAGTGGTAAGGTCGGTGTAAAGTACAACGTTGTCGGCTTC